AGCGTCTGTTACTACTCCTAACATACATTCGTTAGTATCGTCTAAATTTGTTACTCTTAAATACTTTACATTATCTCTATCTATATTACTAGCCGCTGCGTGTGGTGTTGCTCCAAATTCTGCAATAGTTGTAGTTTGTGAGTGAGTACAAGAAATTGTACGTTCTAAAGTATCTACTATTCCTGTTGTTGTTACTGTGTTTGTAGAACCTCTATTAGTTCCGTTAATTATTACAGTTTCTGTAATCGTTGTTGTTAAGTCTGCCATTGTTATATTCTTATTGTTATTTTAAAAAAACCTATTTCTATTTTATATTTACCTATTTTTATTTTGAACATATAGTTGTGTTGTCTATTGGTATGTTACAACTGTTTAATTCGTTTTCTACTGTTATTGCAAAAGACATTACCCAACCTGTTACTGCGTTATCAAATCTTTCCGTAAAAGGTTCTATTGTAAAGTCGTTATCTATAAAGTATCTTTGTTCTTCACCTGCTGCTGCGTCGTAACTGTAAAGTATTTCACCGTGTTTATATACTGCTATTATATCGTTCATTATTTCTAAACAATCCGATAGTACTTCTTGTTCATTACTTTCGTCTGGTTCTACAAGATCCATAACAAATAACTGAAAGTTAAATGTTCTTGTGTTCATTCCTACCGATACGTTTACGGTATTTATATGAAACAAAGGAAAAATAGTCATCTTCGATAAATCGATTTCCCAAAGATCTCCACTTGTAACACTATGTATATTTAAGTGTTGTTCACCTACACACTTTAAGGTATCTATTACGTTATTGTAAGATTTAAACCTTATGCTGTCTATACTCATTTTCTAATTTTTGGTTTACGTCTTGTTTATAAGACATAAATGTTAAACATTCGTACGCTGGTTTCTTTACTACTTGTTCTACGTTTAAAAAGTTTTCGTTTGCTAACATATAGATAGCATTATACCAACCCCACTTTTTAGTTAGTCCGTCTTCGAAGCCCGTTCCTCCTTCAGTTCCTGTATTAAAGACTTCTTCGAATTGATTAAAAGTGTCGTTCCTAAATCGTAAAAAAAAACCGAAGCCCCGTTAAAGTCTTCAACCTTTAGATGTTTCTTAAATAGGTCTGCCCGTTCTTCGTTAGGTTCGTAGTCTTCTATTCTGTACTTGTCATCTCTCTTTGCTGTAACAGGTCTATATAAGATACTTAGAATATTATGTAGATTTTCTTCTAAGTTTTCTGTATATGTTTCTAAATCGACAAATTCTCCTAAAGTCATATCTACTAACTTCGGGTGAAACCCATATTCAACACCTTCTACTTCTATAAAGTGTTTTAGTTCGTCTGTAGGTACTGTTTCTAAAAACGTAGTTAAGTGTTTACCCAACTTACCTATTGACTTCATATCTAAACCGTACAGTTGTCTTTTAGGAATATCTGTAATACAATTAAGTATTCTTATTACCTTTTCTATTTCGTGTACGTCTTCATCTTTTCTAAGAACTGACATAAGTCTTTGATACCTTCCTAAGTTTAATTCGTCAAAACTTTCTGGTATATTAAAACTTAACTTCTTCTTACCGCTCAATAGTTTTACTTTCATAATATATAATATAAATTTGTTGTTTTTAGTTTATTGTACAAAGTACTTGCCGAAATTACTATCTATTTCGTAATACATACGCATAGCTAAACAGTCTGCGTAGTCTGGTGACCTTCCTATAATAGCTTTAACTGTGTCTTTGTCTACTATCTTATTCTTGTTGTCTTTGTCTTGGTCTTTAGAACGTACTTGTTCTAGTTCTTCTATAATATGTTGCCTTGTAGTTATGTTGTCGTTTACTATTCCTACTTGACCTTTGTTTACTAAGTCTGCTAACTTATAGTAACATTGTGTTTTAAGGTTCTGGTAGTTTTCGTTCTTTAATGGTCTACTGTTATTTTGAAACCCTTTTATTCTTAGTATATCAATTAAACCACCTCCTAACCCGTCTTCGTCTGCAAGTATGTTATTCGTTTTAACCCCTTCTTTTTGTTGTAGTGTCTTTATGTAGTCTGCTAGTTCTGTAATTGTGTTAGTGTCGAAGGTCTTAATATTAGTTACTGTTAAACCACTCCATAACATAACAACTGATTTGTCTGTTCCAAATCTTGCTACGTCACAAGTTATGTATTTATTCCCTTCTAAACCTGTCTGACTAAATAGGTTTAATATACTGTTGTATTCTATTAGGTTATCGTCTGAAGCGTCGTATTCCCAATTCCCAAACAGTAGACGTTCTTTACTTAATCTGTCTAGTTTCTCTAATTGTCCTTTATAGTGTTTACTTACAAATTCGTTATCATCTACTAAAGCTTGTATAAATTTCTTGTATGTTGGTAGTGTATTTGTTTTAGCTAATCTATAAAACTCTGTATATACCCAATTCTTAGCAGGGTTACAACTTAAAAACATTTTAGGTATTAGTCCGTATTCGTCTAACTTATAACGTATTCTACTTGCTACTATATTCTTTGCCTTTTCTGTTATCTGATTACATTCGTCTATAAACGCACCTGTTATTTCTAATGAACCTAAACTATCAAAGTTACGATCTGAAGGGTATAAGAATAAGTCTTTAAGTATTACTTCACTACCATTAAAGAAAGTTATTATATTGGTAGAACCATTAAAAGAATAGTGTTCGCCTGACTTAATACCGTATATACTACATACTTCAAATAAAGTATTTAATGTTGTTTTCTTTAGTGTGTCTAATTTACTACGTCCTATTAAGTATCGTGTCTTAGGGTATTTAATACAAAGTAATATTATCCAAGCACAACCTATAAAACTTTTACCACCACCTGCTGCACCTCCGTATAAAACTTCTGTAGTCTTATTATCAAATAGGTATTCTAAAGCTTGACCTTGTGTTTTAGTAAATGTAGCATCAATATTCAACCCCGTTAATCTTTACGTTAATTGTAATAGGTTCGTTATTACTTGTTAAGTCTAAGCTATCACCATAACCCCTTTTACGTCCTCGTGTCTTTAAATAGAATATTGTAGCTTGTGTATTGTTGTTTTGTATCTGTTCTTTTAAGTGTGTTTCTGCAAAGTCTACAAACTTACCTTCTATATTATCTACTTCTTTTTTAAAGTGTTCGTCTTCTTTATACCATTTGTAAAATTGTGTTCTACTTAGTTGTGATTTATCACAAGCTTCGGTTACTATTCCTAAAGACTTTTCTAAAGCTTCTACAAGTTTCTTTTTATTCTCTTGTGTTCGTTTCTGTTCGTTTTCCATATTATATAATATAAATAAGTCTTATTTGTTTGTTTCGGGTTCTTCTAAGACAAAGTTAAACTCTGACATAGACCACACCCTTATTTGTTCGCAATAGTCTTTAAATTCGTTTGTATCTAATTCTTTACTTGTGTCTGGTATAAACATATCTTTTAGTATTTCGTGCATTTCGAACTTATGATATCCTAAGTATTTTCCTAAAGGTAATACAATACATTTAAAGTAATATTTGTTTTGTGCTTGTGTTCTATTCATTATTCCAATTACCTGTGTTTATGTTGTCTTGTACTTTACCCATTTCTTTATTTATGTCTATAGACTTCTTATGATGGTTTGTGTCGCTGTCTGGTCGTTTAATTTCTGGCATACCTTCGTATTCGTCAGTTATAACTTGATCCATATATTCGTCACAACAATAAGCATCTTTACATACTAAGTTAGAACCTACTGCTGTAAACTTAACTTTGTATATGTCTTTAGTCTTATTGCATTCGTTACATATAAACTTCATTGTTTTAGTTTATCTAATAGTTGTTGTGGTGTGTAGATAGGTAGTGTGTCATCGTAGTTCTTGTATATCTGTGTGAACTCTAAATTCTTTTCGTCAAATGTCCATAACGACTTAACACCCGCTTCTACTTGTTTTTCTAATATCTTTATTATGTTCTTGTATTTCATTTTCTGTAGTCTGGTGTCCACTTAGATCTTGCGTATGCGTTTTCTTTTGTCGTTGTATTTTCTCTAAAACCAAACTGCATTTCAAAACCGTAGTCTTCTGTTATTATTTTAGGTAGTGTTATTACTTTGTCTTCTATATTTTCGTAGTCGTTTATTATAGATTGTTTTTCGTACCTTATCTTTTCTCGTCCTACTCTTTTTCCTTTAATTATTTTGCTCATATTTTTCTATTTCAAATTCTAAGTGCGCCTTAGCTTTAGTTAAACATTCTATTGGTGTGTCGTGTTTGTGGTATGCTCGTAAGATGTATGTCGTTGCTGTCGCTAAATGATAGGGTAAGTCAAAGTTATCACATACCTTCCTAGCTTCGTAACCGTTTAAACCTTTATAGTATTCTGGTACTCGTTCGTCTAATCCTAGTTCTTCTTTAGTCTTTAACATCTTAGGGTTTATTCCGTTCATTTGTTTACTGTTATCTATATTACGGTCTATTTCGTAATAGTGTTTACTTTTACCTGCCTTGACCTCTGTATTTTTTTTTATATCCATTTTGACTTTTACTTGCGTTTTTACTATGTACTCCTTTTCGTTTCTTACGGTTGTTCTTTTTATGTACTGTTATTTTTCTCATATCTTTGTTATTACGTCTTTCATAAATAAATACATTGTTTTTAAACAACTACTACAATTTGTATTTACACTGTATGTAGTGTCGTGTATTGTATTATATAATTCTATTAGTCTTTGTTTACTCTTTGTGTCTTTTATTCGTTCGTTGTCTATTAGTTTCCATACTTCCTTTATTTCGTCTTTAAGGTGTGTAGGTATTTCTTCTGGCGCTTCGTACTCTTGTGTTGCTATCCATTTTTTAGGATCGTCTGCACACTCCATAATTCCCATACTTGCTTTAATTCTTACGAAACAACCACACAATTTACAACTTCCTGTAGGTTTAAAATATTCGTCACAACCTCGACAAATGTCTAACCGTTCTTTATATACTTCTTTATTTACAAAGAACCTATTCATTTAATTTGTCTTTAAGTAATTGTCTTACGTTATCTATTGTAGTAAATAAACTGTTTCTACTTATTCCTGTTTTCTTTGCTAAACTATCTAAAGTATTCGCTTCGTAATAGTACAACTTGAATAACTCCCTATCGTACCAGTACATCTGGTCTAGTTGTTTATCTATTTCTTCTAACTTCTTATATTGAAAGTTATTTACTTCGTTTGGTATGTTGTAAAGGTTCTTCGGGTTTGTTAGTTCACCGTTTTCTGTTATATCGTAAGTACAGTTAATACTTGAACTATCTATTTTTGTGTAGTATTTTTTATACTTATAATAATAAGGACTGTTTTTACTTTGTAGACTTCTTCTTATTACTACTGCTCCGTATCTTATTAAACCTTTTTCTCCGTCTTTGTCGTATATTCCTTTTAGTGTGTCGGGGTTCATCTGTAACATATATAAATAAAACTCTTGTATAACTTCGTCTACTTCGTTCTTGTCGGTAGTAAGTCCGTAAGTCATCTTTTCAAATTGACTTCTAAGATCTGCTAATATTTTATATATCTTTTTCAATTTTTATGTCTTGTATTTTTTCTATGTAGTTGTAAGCTTCTTCACTTAGTATGTGTTTATATACTCTAACAGAATTTCTATTCTTTTCGTTTTCTATTCCTGTTAAATATCCGTTTATCATTGCTGTAAAATGTGTAGGTATTAAAGACATAAAGTCTTGGTAGTTTGCAGTAACTAATACATCTGACCTATAGTTATTATGGTGTTCTATAATTA